CGTATGCAACTAACTTACCAGCTACTTTAGCTGCATTACTATAACCAGATGCTTTTAATCCACTTTCAAGCATTTGTTCAAATGGTACAAGAATATATCCAGGAATACTGCTTTTAAAATCATCAAGGAATTTACTACCAGGTGTATATTCTTCTACTAATTCATCAAATACATTAGGGTCGTTTAACTTAGCTGCACCTAAACTAGCACCAAAATTATCTCCTTTTAATTTATTTAATTCTTTTTGTAAATAAGCCCAAGTTCTTGGAGCTTTATTTTGTAAATCTGCTCTACCTGTACCAATACCATCTTCAGGAAATACAATTGGTCTACCATCTGCTTTAATAGCTGCTATATCTGCATCTATTTTTGCTTTGTTAGCTTTAAAATTATCATCAGACATAAATTGTGTAGGACTATCTTTAGTAGAAATACCAAATGCATTAGGTTCATCACGTACAATTGCTTGACCACCTTTACCCCAACCTTCTGTATTATCTCCAAAAATATATATTTTATCTGTATTATTACGTAAATCTTCTACTGAATATCTTTTAACTGTTTCAAATGTAGGTGTATCTCCTTGTACAGCTTTTACAATAGTTTCTTGTGCTTGTTGTCCTAATTCTTCTGTACCATAAGACCTATTACCAGCAACATTTAATGTTTCTATCTTATTGTCAATTAACCATTTTCTAAGTTCTTTGTCAGTTGGATTTTCTATCCAAGGTTTATTACCAGAATATCTTTTAGTTGCATTATGACCTGCACTATCTGTACCAGTTTTACCAAACCATACAGTACCATCTGCATTTTGTGCATTAAGTTTAGTTCTATCTCTATAGTCTTGTGACTCTATTTCTTCCCACTTACCACTATCTACAAATTCTTGAAAATTAGGACTATTACTACCTGCAGGAACTACTTTAAAACCTTTATTAACTGAACCACCATAATCTAAACCTAATTCTTTTGCAGCTTCAATACCATATTGGTCTACATTTTTTTGCATACCAGATATTATTTTTTTTAATTGTAAATCTTGAGATACCATTTTTTTAGCAGCCATACGTGCTTGAACACGTTTTTTCATAGCTTCTTTCTTTAAACGTGTATCAGGGTCGTATACATCTCCGCTTTGTTCTGGTACGAAATTCTGCTTTTGTATTGATGCTGTAAACTCTTTCAGCATTATCCACGGCCACCCATTATGTAAGTCATGTATGCTTTTTGTGCATCTCTTACAGTTGCACCTTGTTGTTGAAATTGAGCATCACTTTCTGCTTCATCTCTTAATTGTTGTTGTGCAGCTGCTAATGGATTTTCTACATTAAAAGCATCTTGTAATACTGGTGTATCTAACTTTACATATTTAGTTGACGGCATTTCTGTTATAGGGTCGACAGTAGGTTTTTCAATAAATGTTTTATATATTTCTCCTGCACGTATGTACTTATCTTGTGCTATTAAAGCCTGTACATAAGGTGACCATTGTTGACCTATATCATCTATAAATTCTTGTTTTCTACGGTCACTCATTTCTTCACCATATAATGCAAAATATGTATCTTCTAAATCTTGTAGTATGTCTTTATTGCTAGGTAATATATTTTCTGCAACTATTTCTCTAGCTCTTTGTGCATCAAATGCTTTTTTACCTGATTTAAAATTAAATTCATATTCATTAAATGCCATTTGAAATATTTGCCTACTAAGTATTTGGTTATCACTTAATTTATTTTCAGCAAAATTTACACCACCAAATAAAGCATTTATGTCAAATGCTGCACCTTTACTCTTTCCTGCTTCTACTCTTTCAAGAAAAGCATTACGTTCTTGAGAACCAGGAGTAAAAGTTTCCATTTCGTTAATAGCATAATTTAATATATCTATTACTAAACCTTCTGTTACAGTACCTTTAATACCATTAATTTCATCACCTAAATCTTCTTCATCAATTATCCCTGCATTAATAGCTTTATCTTGTATAGCTTGTACTTCAGTTCTAGTTAATGTGTCATAAAATGTATCATAAAAATTAGCTGATGGAAAAAAATCATCTAACTTTATAGTTTCTGTTAAAGGTTCTCCGTTTTCAAATATAACATTTCCTGCTTTATCTTTTTTAACAAAGGTTCTTTCATCTGATGAACTACCTAAATCTGATGGAACTGGTGGTAAATTCTGTTCATCACTTTTTAATTTCATTGAGTTATATGAATTAACAAATGTTGTATAACTACCTTCAGGTAAGGTAACTAATAAATCTTCTAAAGTATTTAACGCTTCATCAGATATACCATATTCACTAGGATTTTTAATTAAATCTTCTAAACTAAAATCTAATTGTTCTTCTACTAAAGCTACATCTTGTTCTGATAATGGCATTATTTATCCCCCATCATTCTTCTTTCGTTATATCGATAACTATTATACTCTAAAACATCTCTATCACTAGACCATAAACGTATAATTACGTTTTGATACACAGGCATAAAATCTGGATACTCAGCTATAACAGAGTATGCTATATCAGACATTTGCCTTCTTAATGCATGTGCTTGTGGGTCATTAGATGTTAACCACCAAGTACTTGAATTACTATTACTATATTCTCTTGATAGTTCTTCAGCATCTAGCCAATATTTATAATATTCATTAAAACCTTTACCTGCTTCATAATTGTTAGCAAACTCAGATGTTGTCCATTTAGTTCTAAGTTCTTTAAATCTATCTTTAACTGTTGCAGGTTCTGTTTGTCCATAAGATGCTTGAAAACCTGGGTGTGTTTCTATTAATGCTAATCTAAATGACTTATCCATATATTCTTTTTCAGCAGGATTAATATCACCATTTTTTACTGCACGTGCTGTTTGTTCTTTAAATCTGTCATACTTAAACCAAGCAACTGTGTCATTAGCTGATAATATAAATGATTCAGGGTTTACTGTAGACTGTGCAATAATATCTGAGTATGTTCTTTCATTTTCAGGATTAGATGGATTTAAATAATGATATGTTAAAGGTAAAGCATTTATTTCTGTTTTGTGTTTATCTTTCCATGATTTTATTTCAACATCCCATACTGTAGCCATAGGACTTTTATCTTTAGAGCTAGTTAAAATATAACCATGGTCTAATCCAAACTTAATAGAAAATGCTTCAGCAGCTAATCTATGGTCACCATATTGTTGTACTAAATCATCATACTCTTTTGCAAGTACAGTTGTTGCCCACCATTTACCTGTTTTATCTTGTGCTGCACTTCTCAAATGCATACCAGTAAGAGTTCCAAATTGTGTTATTCCTCTTGTTAATGCAAACCATCTAGCTTGATGTGCAGAATACATCATTAATGCTCTATCTAATATTTCCCAAGATAATTCACCTTTTTTGTATTCATAAGGTCTATTGTCATTTGTAGCAAACCATTCAGACATTTCATCAACTGTAGGTAGTTTTCTATTGCCATCCCACATTTTTTTACCATTATCATCTTTACCCATTAACTCATGTATGTACTTATCTATTTTTCCACTTTCTAAAAGTATTAAATCAGAATCAGATACTTTTATATCTTCCCAAAATTCAATAGTTGTTTCTGCTCGCATAGAATTAAATTTATTACTCATATCCCAGTTCCACATATAGTTATCAGGGTCTACATAAGTATCACTAAATCTTTCTTTTATAACATCAACAGGATTACCAGATGTTCTAAATTTTTGTACGAAAGGTAAATCTCCTAAATTAAAAGCCTCCATTAATGATTCTGGAGGTGGAAAACTTCCAAAAAACTCATCTTGAAATTCTTGGTCAAAACCTAACATTTGTCCAGCTTTACTATCAAATAACATATTCTGTGCATATTGAACCATTGGCTGAGCAGACGGCCATCCTTGTGTACTAACCATGTTTACACCACTACCATAACCTACTGATGTTGCTCTAAATCTTACATCTTGTCCAAAAGCTAAATTACTGTGCATTGGTTGCCATGGATAAACAAATACCATTTCACCTGTTAATGGGTCTTCTTGCCATGCACCCTGTCCAAAGTAACTTATTGTACCTCCAACACTTTGTGCGCCCATTGATGCGTTACTTGCAGCTTTAAGACTATATGGATTAGCAGCTACTGCTTTACTCCATCTTTTACCTATTTCAATAAATACTTCTGGAAAGTAATAGAAATTTCTAAGTATTTCAGATACTCTATGTTTATTCTTTGTGTCATACAATATTGATTTCATATTTTGTACAGCAAATGAATTAGCAAAATTACTAATACCTTCATAATCATTTATAGAACCAGATGTAGTAACACCTTTAATATCATCTAGCATGTACTTAGGTATCTTTGCAGCTTCAGCTTCTTTAATAAATTTCTTTTGTAACTGAGGACTAAACTTGTGAAAGTTTGCACTTATCTTTAACCATCTATATTGTTTAAATATAGGCGCTCTGTTTAATCTTGCAGTAGGAGATTGTAATAATGTTTCAAACCAACCACCGTATAATCTATCTAACTTACCACCTAATTGTGAATACTTGTTTAATAACTCTGGTTTAGGTACAACTACTCTACCAAAATCATATATTTTATCATTTGTTATATCATCTACTTTATCTATATAGCTTTGTAAACCTTCTTTTAATTTTTTAGCATCTTTAAGTTTAAATGTTTCATATGGGTTTTCAGCCCACCATCTAGGTGCAAGTTTAACTTCATTACCTAAATCATCTATAAATTTACCTTCAGCAATACCTCTTCTTAATTCAGCAGAACCAGTAAACGAATGCGATATATCAAATGAAGCCTCGCCTGCTCTAGCTGAACCTTGTGGAAAATAAAAATAATCTTTACCTTCTTTCATAGGCATACCAGTACGCATTCTTATTTCACCTTCTTTTTGAAATAAATACCTTAACCAGTTTTCTTGTCTACGTATAGTAGTTTCATAATCACCAATATATTTATTACCACTTAAACTAATTAATCTTTCTTTGAGTTTTAATGCTTCTGCTGTTTTAGACCATTTAATTATTTCTTCAGGATTACCATTAGGTATTGCAGCTAATCTACTCATAATAGGGTCTTGCCATGCTTTTACATATTGAAATACATATCCATCCATAGCTAATGTATTTTCAGGAGAAACTGGTACATAATCAATTAATCTTTTGTTTATGTTTCCTAAATTTAAATTAGATATAGAAAACTGTGCATTTATAGCTTCGTGAAAGTAATGTGACATTGTTACTTCATTAACATCTTTACCAGAATCTACAATGTTTTTAGCTAATCTTGAAAAAGGATTTAATCTAGCTTTTGGAGTATATCCATAACTAAACATCCAAGAAAAATACTTTTGTGGTTGAAATGACAACATACCAAATAATTGTGGAAATACAGCAAATGCAACTTGTTCCTCTGCCACAACCCTTTGTGTTAATGCTGGTTTAGCTATTAAGTTAGGTTTTATAACTGTATTTAATAAAACATCTAATGACTGATTAATAGTTCCATCTTCAATATCTTTTGTAGGTATTCTTACTGGTTGTCCTTTTTTCTTTAAATTTTTAGCATAATTTTTTGTTGTAGCAAAAAAATCATTAGCATCAAAATTAGGGTCTATTTCAAAAAAGTTAGATAACATTTTATTTAAAGCTCTATTGTTAGTTAAAGGCGCACCTTGTTGGTTCATTTCTACTATTTTTGTAGCAGATGCAATAAAAGATGTTTCACCAGTTTCAGGATTGTAATATCTAGGTGACCACATATCAGGCATCATTTTTCCTGTAGGGTCGTTTATATAGTTTTCAACTCTAGTTTCATTGTCAAACTTACTATTAATATATTTACGCATCATTTTTGCAGCTTCTTCACCTTTACGTCTACCAACCATTCCTGCATCATATACACCTAATTTTTTAGCTATGTCATTAACATTGTTAATTGTGTACTTCATACCTAAAAAAGCATCTATAAATCTATCTGCAGCATATGTATCATATCCAGTTGACATCATGTGATTAACCATAGTTCTGTATGCTTCAGCTTTATTGTTATATACAAGCCTTGTACCTGGTTGTATAGCAAATAATTTTCTAAATCTTGGACTCATACCAGCTGTTAACTCAGAATAAAAACCCATATTTCTTGATGTAGACATTACACCTGTTTCTTGCCACTTGTTAAAATCAGCTCTTGATACTACTTGTGTATCATCTGCATATTGTGTTTTACGTGCTGTAAGACTATTTGACTTATACATTTCTTTTGATTTAAGTAATGACTCATCAACTGTTTTAATAGTTCTATTTATAGCTCTACCAGCTAAAGAACCTATAGAAGGAACAGTAACAGCCTTGCCTTTAACCTTACTTGCAATATTAGAAGCTAAAGCTGATGAACCTTTAGGTAAAGAGTCAAGCATAAACACTTGGTCCATACCTGGCATTCTTATACCATTACCATACATTCTGCGAAATACTGCTTCCATAGATGCTTCATCTTTGATATCTAACATTATTTTTTTAATTTCAGGAGGAAAGAATCTAGTAAATGGGTCCATTTCTAATACCATTCCTGATTTGTTTGCAGTGTATGCTGATAGTTTACCGGAATCTCTTAGTGTATCTACTAAGTCATCACCAGTCTTACCAAATGTTCTACGTAGTTTGCCACCAACTAAACCCCATTGTTTTTGTAATTTGCGTGTTTTTTTACGTGCTAATTTTAATTCTTTTGTTAATTCAGGTACTAACCTACCAGCATAACCATCAAAGTTTTGTATAAACTCATCTACGTTATCTATAGCTTGTCCATTAGTAGGATTTTTCTTATTGGTTTTAATCCAACCATTAATCATTTCTTTTTTCTTAAGAGGACTAAATAAACCTTCTTTACCTATTTCTGTTAAAGGATTAACAGTCTTAGATAACATTTGTAGTTTCTTTATTGTTTTAACACCTTTATAAAAACCTAGTTCAGATACTGCACGTAATGACCCATCTATCCAACCTGACAAAACATTGTATTGTTCTGAACCAACACGATACTTTAAACCAGCTTGATATCTACCGTATGAGTATGGTTCTTTAATACCAGCAATTTTGTTGCTATTCATGTCATTATTAACAGCTTGTTGGTCTGCTAACAATGGTGACAATACTGCTCTACGTCCAGAAAATATTTCTATTTGATTAGGTTTTTGTATAGATGTCCAGTTAATATCACTACCTTCATTAGGTCTAACAATTGGAACACCCTTTTCTTCATAAAATCTTTTAGTTGCTTCTAATTCAGAAAATCCCATATCCATCAAGTCTTGTACTAATGGGTCGTCTTTTGCCATAACTGACTCTACGCTTAACCATTTCTTAGTATTTATGTTTACAGGATTACCTTGACGTAGTTGATTCATCATTTCCCATACGTATGGTGAACCACCTACCTTCGCAGCTTCACCTGCAAATTTCATCCAACCTTTAGTTTCTTCTAACCAACCCTCTTTTGTACCTAAATCATCAAGATATTTTGATTTAGAAAAGTCAATAGGTAAATATTGTTGTGCATCATTTAATGTTTTACCTTCTTCCATGAACCTATCTAAAGCATTCATTTGTTGTGCATATGCAAAAACTCTGCCTACAAACTGTGGTCTATTGTTTGGTAAAGCTAAAAACTGTCCACCAGGTACTGATGAAACTGCTTTTTGTAATATATTTAAATCATCTACATTTCCAGTATCAACTTCAAATTCACCAGTTTCTTTGTTAAGTTTCATCTTAGGTTTTTCTAACCTACCAGTTACAGCAGGATTATATTTGATTAATAATTCACTTAATCCTTCACCTAATGCAACTAACCATAAAGTACCAGTTCTAATTGGGGTAAATATTGTTCTATCACTTTTTCTACGTTCTTTAAACTTAGCTTGTATATCAGATTCATAATCTTTATAACCAGCAACATTCATATAGTTTGCAATTAAATCATCTGCATTACCTGTTTTGTATCCACCGTACTTATTGTTATACCAAGTATTAGCTTGTTGAGCCATCATTTCTTTTGCATATTGGTCATTTAATTCACCAAATGCTTGAGAGTCTACAGGTATATTTGTTTCTAATGCCATAGGTTGCAATATCTCAGCTGGCAACATTGGGTATCTATCAGTTAAAGCAGTAAACCTAGTTTCAAATTGTGGGTTTTTATCTAAGAATTGACGTGCCTGTTCTCGTCTATTAGTTTCTCTTATGCCTTGTTGTGCATATGCTTTTTCCTCAAGAAAGTTTAACACTAAAACCTCTGTGACTGTCTTGTGCTAATTAACTGTGTAAGTAATACATTTCCTGGATTTCTTGCTGACATTTCTTCTAATAATAAATCTACATCATTTTGCAGTGTTTCATCTGCTATACCATCATTGTTTATGTCTATAATGTTTCCAGAAGTAGCTTTTTGATACTGTTTTTCTGATGGACCATACAATGTTTGTGATAATTGTTGTCCTGGTACTGGTATAGGTTCTACTTTAGGTAATCCATCAACTGCACGTTGTCCACTCATAAATGCTTTATTTTCACCATAAGCGGCATCAGGAAGCCTTCTAAGAGGTTGTTTCTTATTTCCTGGTCCTCCGTCCGTTCTGTTTCTATTTGGTGTAGCTACAGGTGCAGGATTAGCAGGTTGTCTATATCCACCTCTATTAGAACGTTTTTTACTCACTGTAGAACTCTCCTGTAATTAAAATAATAATTCCAGGAACTGGTGTAAATATTTGTGTAACATTTTCTGATAATATATCTAATTCGTCAGTTACGCCATATTCGTTATATACAACATCCCAGAACTCTGAATCAAAGTAATCTTGCATTTTCTTATATTCCAAATGCTTGTGCCATCGTTGGTGCATTTTGTCCTCCACCCTGCATAGCTTGTTGTTGCATCATTTGTTGTTGTATCATAGCTTCTTGCTCAGGAGTCATCTGTGGTTCTTGTGGAGTATAAAACTGCTTCATAATATCTGTGATAGCAGATGGATACTCGTATATAGCTATTGCAGCCATAGTTGCAGATGGGTCACCTTGTGCAGACCTTGCTAGTATACTGTCAAACAATACTTGTTCAGCTTTGCTTTTTCTTATTCGTTCTTGTACTTTTGCTATGTTTTCTAAACCATCAATATTATCTTGTAATGTTTCTACGTCTATAACACCTGCTTGTAATAATTGCAATCCAGTTACAATTTTTTGTGGTTCATCAAAACCAGCCATAACACCATAGATACGTCTAGTTTTGTAATCACCACCAATATCAGCTAGTGGTTTATAGTTTTCTGAAAACGCAGAACCATTTAAATAACCTGCCATAGGTTTTTTACTTATGCCTTGTGAGTAAGATAATATAACATCCATTTCTAATCTCTTAGAGTCCATTTGTGTAATTGCATGTTTTATAATATCTCTATACTCACTAATCATTAATGACATAGTGCTATTAAGTTCTGACAGTCCTGCACCAGTAACAAATGAGTTAGGTGATTGGCTATCATCAGTAACTGGATAACCTCCTACCATACGCAATTGTCTTTCCAATCTATCTATTTGTTGGAACAACTGATACGGCATATTGTTCATTGGTTTGGAAACTTGTGTACCAGGAGCAAGATAGTTTACTGCAAATCTGCCTTTTCTATATTGTCCGGATTCTATCTCTCCTGATATGTTAGTTTCTGTAAATACAGAATCTTCCATTGCTATTGCTGACATAATGTTTATCTTTGCCATCATTGCCATCAAACCTATTACGTGGTCATACTGTCCTTTAAGTTGGTCAAAGGATGTACGTTTCATAAACACAAAAGGTGGTGTAGATAAAACGTTAGGTATAAAATCTAAAATCATATTACGTTCTGGGAATACTACGTAAGTACCACCCATGTCGTAATACTCAATAATTCTTACACCTGAGTAAGTATTGTCTTCCCAGTTTTGTTCTCTGTTATTTTCATATGACATAAAAGGTGCAGCTAAATCACCATTAAGCTCATCACCCTCATCATCATCTTGTTTTAATATTTGTTCTGCAAACTCTGGATATATCTGTGCAAGTTTATATCTAGGTATACGTCTTATAACAGCCATTTCTCTAGGTTGTTGGTCTGGACCAAAGTTTCCTGGAAATGTATCGTAAGGGTCACGTAGTTCTGCACTTGGATAAACAAAACCATTTGTATCGCGTTTTGTTGTTATTACCCAAGCACAATAACCATAACCAGGTAACCACCTAGCAGCTTGTTGCAACTGGCTCATTAAATTTTGTTTGTCATCATAGTTAGTAACAATACGTTCTAGTTTTTCTGCACGTTGTTTACTTCTAGTTGAATCATTATCATTAGGTACGTCTACTCGTACTTGAGGTATGCCTGCAACTTTTTGTGCAAGTCGGTCAATACCAGATTGCAACATGTTAGGAGCTGGTAATAAATCAGCATCAGAGGTTTCCATTGTATTACCTAGTAATGCTTTTATACCATCTGCACCACCATTAAGAATAGCTTTTATTCTAGCTTTCTGTACTTGTCTTTCTTGAACTAACTTACCTGATGTAAGTTCTGCAGCATTATGGACAATTTCTTTATATGTTTTAATATCTAAATTTTCTATGCCCATGGTGCTTCGTTCATATCTGTCATCTTATAATCTCCATAACTAGGGTTATAATCTAACCCTATGTCAGCAGCATGCTCTTTTTGCATACGCCTAAAAACTTTCATAGGAAACCAACTAGCCATAACTATGTCTGTTTTTTCCTTGTTCCTTTTAGAAACAGGTTTTCCATCAAAGTATAACAGTTGTTGCCTATATTTCTGTACTTTTGCATTAGATTCACCATCACCAGTAGGTAGGTGTATTCTTTTGTCTTCAAACAAATCAGCCATTGCACCTACACCATAAAGAGGGTCATGTTTATTTTTTCCTGTTAAGTGTCCTTGTACACTAATGCCTGTACGTAATGTAAATTCTTTTATAGCTGCATCTTGTCTAATAGCAGATTGAAAACCATTTTCTTCTACTATCCAATGTCTACAATCATAATCATGTAACCATTGTGCCATTTGGTCTAGTGCAGCTCTAATACCACCACCACGTCTATTTTCTAGGTCAACTAAATAAAGCTCACCTCTGTACTGGTCTATACCCCACAATACACTTGCTTGGTAGCCACTTGATGCAGGGTCTAGTCCAGCAACTAAATGTAAATTTTTATATACTTGTCCTAGTACTAAGTCAGGTCGCATACATTGGTCAATTATGTTCATTGTAAATATTTGCGTACCTTCTACATATGCTTGATTGAAATAAACCATTTCGAATGTTTGTCTACCACCTGTAGATTCTGCAGAATGTAACCTAGACATTAACCATTTAAAACTACGTTTGTTTGACCACAACATACAATCAACATGTTCATCTTCTAAATGCTCTGGTATTTGACAATCTAATTCATGTGCTGTTTCTACTATGCTTGTAAAGTTATCTGATTCAAGTAAATGGTTATATAAATCATCAGGGTGCTGTCTTGACCCAATTACAATTACAGCTGTATGTTCCTCTTTACGACTTGATAATGTTGTTGTCCACCATTGTCTTGTACTTTCTCTTGCACCAGGTTGCATAGTAGTTTGGTGGTCTTCAATGTCGTCTGCAATTATTATGTCACAGTCCCTAGATAAAATCTTTCCACCTTTACCTACAGCAACCATAGTAGGTGACTTAATACCTGCTACTGTTCTTGTGCCTACAGTAAATTGATTTTGTGACCAGTTTTTACCTGACCTGTTATCTGGTTTAAAGCTAGTACCTGGTAAACAAAAATCTTCTTGTAACTCTTCGTTAGTATCTAATACGTCAAGTACAGCAGATAATGCGTTCTTAGCAATGTCTTCGTTACCACCTACCCACATAATACGTACGTTAGGGTTTTTACATATCTGATACACAGCAAAGTGTATTAACAATTCAGTCTTTCCATGTCGTGGGGGTGACAGTATTAATAACTCTTTACCGTTATCTATGCTATCTATAATGTTATTTATCCAGTTAGTATGAAAAGGCGCGGTGTCATACTTCTTTCCAAGCTCTGTTCTAAAGTATCTTTGTCGGAAGTTAGAAAAATTTTCTAATGAGGCTTTGGCATCTTCGGATAGTTCCCAATCTTCTGCAGCTACTTCGTTTCTAGTGTCAATCTTAAATGCAGCAAGCATGCGACTGACAGTAGCAGAAGTGCAACCAAGGAGGGAAGCCGCGTGTGCTACTGCCATATCGCCAGTTGCAACTTGTTCAGCTATACCTTCACTTACGAAAGCTCGGTAATACTGCCCTCGTCTAACGCTTGCGTAGTCGCCCTCGTCAGACTTACGTTCTATATTAATAGGTTTTGTGTCAACTGTCTTGTTATGTGCTTTATCTCTTGCGAACTGTCGTTTTCTGCACTGGTCAGAACAAAATTTTGCCTGTCTGCCCTTTAATTTTTTTCTGCAACCCTCCGCAATACAGATGACATTGTTAACCGTATCTACCATTAATTGTCTAACTTTCTTTAGATGTTTGTATAGACAGAATTATATGCTATAGTCATGTTAATTACAAACACTAAACACAAGTAATTTGTAACAGGTAAAGCGGTGACCGGGACATCAAAAGCTGCTGACTGGTAATACAGTACACTAGAAAGACAAAGGCAGTACCCAAGAACACTTGAAAAGGTTTAGTTAGCTTCAAAAACGGCTATGCCCGCTCCTGCCCATAAACACTGGGTCTTACGGAATTACCAGCATATATTTTTATACATACATTATATATAGTGAAAGGCTAGATTAACATATGGTAGTCATACATACTATACATACTAAATATTTACAGATAGTGTAGATATTAATAGTAGATAGTGCAGTATGTGTCCTTCCGACTATGAAAGTCGGACACATACAGACTATATACATTAATTTAAAGTCATATACTAGACATTTAATATGCCTTATGACTTTAATGAAATCTATATAATATAAACAATAAATTAACTGAGTAGCTTGCCTTCCGACAACGAAAGTCGGCAAGCAACTCTGAAAGGATACTATGTTAAAAACTATTAAACTATTGCTTAAATTAAGACTATTTGGATTAAAAGCCAAGTTAATCGAAGACTATCAAGAAATAGCAGATGATGAATTTTGTGTTGTTTCTGAATATTTCGCAGATTACGCAGGCGAATAATCCCACCTTGTGTGTATCATACAGCACTTCTTCCGACTATGACAGTCGAAGTGCTGTTTGATATATATATACTGTATATATCACGACATATAAACTATAAATTAATAAAAGAAAGTGAGGTTAATTATGTCAAAAGAACTAAAGTATGGTGCAGTAAATTGCGGTGCTACAGGTAAGGAATTAAAAACTTATGGCGAGCTTACCGCTGTTAATTGGTATTCCAAGAAACAAGGTAAGGTTGTTACTAAGTTTCTCAACTTGGATAACCAAGCACCGGAAGTTAAAGCACAAACTGATATCATAAGTAATGCTATCAGTGCTTTATTCGACATGCATGCAGAAAGTCCACAAGTCAAGGCTTATCGTGCAAGTATAGCTGAGGATATCTCAGAAGATAATGCAGTCGAAAAAGCTAATCAAGAGGTGTTAGAAATGTCTAATCCTTCTTAATAAGTTGTTAGTGTCTATCATCCCTATGGTAGGCACTATAGAATTTATTAAAGAAAGGAAATACTATGGATAAAGATAAATTCAAAGGCAAGAAAGTATGTAGAGTATGTTTGTTGCCTATTATATATAAAGATGACGCTTGGTGGCGACTATCTAATAGTAACGACAAGTGGTATCCACTAAATATACATGACATGGACTGTCGTGTTAAAGTAATTATTAGTGGCGAAAACGAATGGAAAGTATCGCGTCAATCTTTAAATAATATAAATCTTAAGCAACAAAGTCTATTTTAATACATAGCTTGTAACCTATCATACTTGGTAAAGTAGCACTGAGAAATATGAGTGCGGTTGAAATTAACTAGCAATAGTTAGCGGTAGCACAAACAGTGTTCGTATATGGTAGGTTACTAGCTATCTATAGAAAGGATATAGCAATGGATATAGTTAAAGTAAAAGAAGCGTTAGATACGCTAGAAAAATTACTTAATGACAATGACATGGAACAATTAAAAAGAAATGTTGGTAACGCTGTCATTAGGTTTCAAGAAGATAAAGCAGAAGTAAGATATCGTGATGATTTACTTGTGCTTAATATCGACATGAAACTAGACATAAATGAGGCTGATTTTACAGACCCACCATTTTAATTTTATAGTTGGCACCTATTACCTAGATGCATATCTTAGATATGAACGAGTGGAAAGGTAATCGTGCAAAATACAACTATAAACAATAACTACTGCCACCAATGTGGAGTAGAACACAATGCTGATTATATATATTTGCAATACCACAAATAATATAATCGCGCATCGCACTCTGTCCAATATGCACACAGAGTGCGTTGCACTTGTGTTTTTTTAAAAATAAAGCTAATCCTAATGAATAGGTAGCGAAAGGAATATATGGATATAGATGAAAAATTACAAGAGTTATCTAAACAACAGTTAATTCAAGTAATAAATTGGACAAGAAATGACTTGCGTAATGCAGGACAAAATAGAAATCTTAACAGTTTTGTTCGTGGTTGGTGTCGTATGCTACATGAAGCTGTTGAGTATCAAGTAATAAAAGCGTATAGAACTTTAGTAAAGGAGGAAGAATGACAGATAATAATCTTAAAGATATATTAGATAATATAGAACAAAGAATGTTTATGTTATCCACAATACAAATGACAATAGTTACTCATTTAACGGATAAAGATAAAGATTTAATGCGTAAAATTATGGCAAGTGTGTTTTCAGTTGATGATTTTAGAAATGATTTTACTGATTTTATCAATGAAGAAGGTAATGACAGAGTTAAAACATTTATGATGGACATTAACGAAAACATTGAAGCATTTAAAAAGAAATTGGAGGATGATGATGACTCGTAAACAAGTATCTATTATTGATGGCGAACTAGAAATACTAGAGGAGGAATAATATGCCTAATTGGACATATAACAGTTGTGAAATTAGCGGTAGTGATGATAATATTGCAGAATTTCTAGCAACTATAAAACAATATGATAAAGAACAAGAAGAAGATTGGTATGATTTTACTAAATGTAATCCAATGCCTACAGAATTTAATAACTTGCATCAAGGTTCAAGAACTATTGATGACGTTAGATATGATGCATGGTATGAAGATGCAGATGGTGTTAGACCAATGATGGATATGGTTAAAGATAAACTTATGAAAGAATATGGAACATATCAACCAATTGATTGGCAATATAATAATTGGGGAACTAAATGGGGCGACTGCCAAACTGAATTAGTTAGTGATACTATAGATGAATCTGGTAGAGAACTACATTTTAGATTTGAATCAGCATGGGGAGAACCATTTAGATTACTTAATGATATAGCTATTAAATTTAATTTAACTATTAAAAATACATGGGATATAGAATTAGGTAATGGTGATGGTGTATCAGAATATCCATGGACACCAGAAGATACTGAACGTATATACAATGAACATGAAACTGCATTAGAAGCAATGCGAGAATCAGTAAGGTTTAATCGTGAGTGAAGTATATGAATATGTTGATGATAATTTAAAAGTTGATGAAAATTGTTTAACAGTTGATTTTTATTTTACAAGTGATGTCAATAAAGAAGAAGCGGTAGCGTTGGTAGATAATATAATGAGTAATGTAAAAGATTATCCAGAATTATTAAGCCATAGACCAGCTATTTTTACTAAGTCACCATTTGTATCAGAAGATGTGTAACTGAAACGCAAAGCTATTTACATTGCTAGTCCCAATAATTGCTAGCTATCCTGCGAAGGATAACCATAATGTAGATAGCTTGATAGGTATTATGAACTGTACGTTACAGCGTGCTGTAAATAGGTGGAAGTATCTATCAAGCTATTTATATTAGTAAAACAAGTCCCTGTTGTAATTGAACGTATAAATAGCGTGCAATTGACAGAGGAAGTATTCATATACGTACGTGTATTCATGCCCTTACTTCCTTCTGTCGGTTGCCGAACATGCACACAACCGACAGAAGAAAGGATATATTGTGCCAAATCATATAGAAATACTAGAAAGAGATAATAAAATATACGAAGTACAATTAGGTTATTGGAATCAAGATAGCCATGATGATAAGCCTACGTTTGTAGAACCAGATGTATGGATTATTCATGTGCCTGCTACAAGTTCACTAACTGCTATTCAAACAGCAATGCATGTAGTACAAATAACCAAAGCAGAAACAATGACAAGTTTCATGCCACCTAAAGAAATACTAGAAGATGCAGATAATGTCACGTTTACTATTGATGAGATAGAAGCTATTAGACAGGCTGCAGAAGATAACGGTATATTCAAAGCGTGGCTTGATATGGAACCTACATCTATACAATGTGCATTAATGGATGACATTGACAAACTTAAAGACATGACAATTGTAAATCTACAAGGTGCAGTTGAAAATGTAGGTAACGAAGCAGAAGAATACCTTAAGGAGGTAGATAAAAATGATACCTAGCAGTATGTATCCAAAGGTACCACCACCAATTAGTACAGGTGATAGAGGTAAAAGACCGACATTACTTACTGATGAAGTAGTGAAAGTACTGTTAGCTAATCCTAATACATGGTATGTAATAGGTTCAAGACCTAAATGGATTAGCGGTGTAAAACATAATATCGAAAGTATGCAACAGAGAAATATACAACATTTATCTGATGTAGGTAGATTTGATGTTTTACAAAGAAAGAATAAAGAAACAGATATGATTGACATTTATTGTCAATTTGTAACTAATAATGAGGAAGAATAGAAAGGATAGTTATGACAACTAAAAATGATTGTTGGGATTTAATTTCCCAAGTACTAGGAAGGTCACGAAGAGTACTACTCTTTGGTCCCCCAGGTACAGGTAAAACATATAGTGCTGTTAAACAAGGCACACCATTGGATATGGATGGTAAAGCAAACGTATATCAAATAACAATGACAGAAGATACTGCATCTGCAAACTTAGAAGGTTTCTATAAACCAAGTGCAGATGGTGGTTTCGAATGGCATGACGGTATAGCTATACAAGCATGGCGTAAAGGTGGTAGGTTAGTTATTAACGAAATTGACCATGCATCACCAGATGCTATGACATTTTTACATGCTATATTGGATGACCAAGACATAGCAATGTTGACATTAAACAATGATAGTAAGGAAACTGTAAGACCTGCAGAAGGTTTTCAAGTAGTTGCTACTACTAACAGTCCACCTGAATCATTGCCACTTGCGTTGAAGGATAGATTTCCTGTAAAAATCTATGTCGATAGTATACATCCAAAAGCAATGGAACAATTTCCAGATGAATGGCATAACGTTATTAACGATACAACATTAGTTGAAGACCCTGAAGAACGTATATCAGTACGTGCATGGAAAGAATTCTTTGACTTACAAGACAAAGGCTTTACAGTAGAAACTGCCGGTAGGTTAGTATTTGGTGAAAAGTCTGCAGAATTAGTAGATGCTATACAACTAAGTCAGGTGTAATAAATGTATAGTAATAAGAAAGCCTATCCATATCCAGAAATTGTTACAGGTGAACAATGGCATGTTATGGAAACTACGAATGACAAGCTACCATCAACAGATAATCTAAACAAACACATGACTGTTCCTATGGACAGAGAATGTGAAATGTGTGGTGTCAATCATGGTCGTATGATTCGTAGGCACGAGTTAGGTCATGCTAAATGGTCACCTAAAACTATGGGCAAACTTATGCGTGGTACACGTAGAGATTGTGTAGAAGCACTAGAAGAAGTTCGTATTAATTACTTATTAGGTAAGAAAGCAGAACTTCCTATAGATGAATTTGTTATGTGTGAAGAAGAACTTAAAGCAAAAGTATTCAAACTTATATATACAGGTTCAGTTGCTGAAATGATATTGTATACATTAGCAAGTTATTCTAATGCTATTGATAGAGATAAATATAATGGTTTGACAAATTCAAAACAATTTGATTTAGTCATAAATTTATTTCGTATGGCTAAAGAAGGTAACGAATTATCTGATTTACGTAAAGCAGAAATATCATTTGCTATTGATACTGCACGTAGTTTTATAGCTAATTTAGTTAAACATAAATGGAATCAAATACCTAGTTATCGTAAAGTACAAAAACATGCAGAAAAATTATCAGCTATTGTTAACGAATTTATTGATAAACCAAATCCAGATGAAGTTCGTAACCAACCTAGTCAAGGACAAGGTGAAGGTGAATGCAGTAACAATACAGCATCAGGTGAACCATGTTCAGAAGATGAACTATGTCAAGAATGTGTTGATAAAGCTGAACAAGAAAGTGGTGCAAGTATTGGTCCTGATACTGTAGGTGACTTAGAAAAACGTATGCGTAAAGAACTTATAGAGAAAATGAACTATACATCAGGACTTGGTGTAGGTCGTTGGGGCGAAATGACTGTACATACACCAGCATTGACTGTTAATCTCAAAGGTAGACTTAAAAACCAACGTGATTATAGACCTGCTGATTTTGGTTACAATCCTAAATATATAAATAGATATTGTGTAGATAAAAAGATATTTAAACAAAAACTAAATGTCAAAGGTGGCACAATACTTATTGACGCATCAGGTTCTATGTCATTTAGTGGACAAGACATACTAGAAATAATGCAAATGTTACCTGCAGTAAACATTGCCATGTACAATGGTCGTTCAACTACAGGTGATTTACATGTTATAGCTAGGAATGGTATGCGTGTAACACAAGAACAACTTAGTTCATGGTCTGGTGGTGGTAATGTTGTTGATGGCCCTGCATTAGAATGGTTATCAACTATGCCTGCTAGAAGGATATGGGTTAGTGACATGTATGTATTCGGTGCAGGTCCAAATTCAAATGGATTTAACTTGCTTAAAGAATGCTACGACTTATGTACTAAACACAAAATTATTAACCTCAAAGATATTGAGGAAGTAAAGGAATATGCACTTAAATTAAATCAAGTGCTATAGTGGTATGGAATACAGTAAACTTGCAAAAGTGTTGGTGTTCCTTTCCACTAATCAAAGCTGTGTTTAGTAGCAGAATAGAGTCGTAGGAGAACTACGAACAGGTAAACCTCATTAATGTCAACAATCAACCTATAGTGAACACTGCTACACATACCATGATGACTTGGCAAGCGTTAACGCAATAGTGACGAAGTGAGGAACAACCTACCACAGGTTGGACGCTACGAGGAACGGCTTGCGTGGAGCTGCCAAGGAAGAATAATCGAAAGGATAATATGTAATATTAATTAAAAATCTATAACTACAGTCTGATACCGAGGAATCGTTTGTACTGGTAGCGATTTAAAATTAGTAATAAGCTAATGCAACTAAGTATCAGACCTGACATAACAGTGATAAAGAACAACGCTTCTAATTGAGGGATAACTTGCGTAGTCAATCATACACGAGGTTACGAGCCAATAGGGCCAATTGTTTGCACCTGATTATGTGACCGTGGAAGCGGTAAGTAGAATACTTCCTATCAGACTGTACGATTAGATGCTTGTATATTAGAACATGTGAGTTATAATGAAACCTATGAAAGATATTGAAAGCCTGTTGACTGAAGCAGAAACAGGAAAAGTTAATCGTGTATCAGAAAGAATTACTGATGAAGCTAAACCATTTTGGAATGGTATAGAAGAAAGAGTTCTTGCTGGTCGTCCTATAAAACCATTTGTTGTTTGTAGATTACTCAAAGAACATTATGGTATCAAAATAAGTGAAACAGCTATACGTAATCACTTTACAAATTTGGTTGACAATGCCACAGAATAATAAAGAAATAGAAAAATTATTAGCAGAGGCTGAATCAACTAAAATCCGTGAACTCAAAGCAGATAACCTTAGATTACTGCGTCAATTAGAAAAAGCTAAAAATAAAAAAGCTGACATGATAGATGCTGTATATGAGGCAGTTGCTACAAATCTAAGAACATGGGACAAACCTAAGATACCTAAACCTAAGTTGCATAAGCGCAATAAAAATGAAGAGGTAGCGGTAGCGATATTGTCTGATGTACAATTAGCAAAAGTAACGCCTGATTATAACACACAAGTAGCAGAAGAACGTGTAATTGAATACGCAAATAAAATAGTTGAGTTGACAAATGTACAACGTTCTGCACATCCAGTTAATAAATGCGTAGTGTTAGCGGCTGGTGATATCGTAGAAGGAGAACTTATATTCCCTGGTCAAACACATCTTATTGATGCATCATTATATAACCAAGTCACAATAGATGGACCTAGAATACTGACAAAGTTCTTTGACATATTACTAGCTAACTTTAATGAAGTAGATGTACATTGGGTTATAGGTAATCACGGCAGCCTTGGTGGACGTGCAAGGAAAGACTATCATCCAGATTCTAATGCAGATAGAATGCTTGGAAAGATAATGTCTATGACATATGAAAAAGAAAATCGTATTACATGGACAATACCTGATAGTACAGGTGATAACCATTGGTTCGACATTGCAGATGTAGGTGAAGGTTGTAAGTTCTTTGTATGGCATGGCGATAACGTCAGGGGACACTCAGGATTTCCATGGTACGGCTTTGGTAAGAAGTTATTAGGATGGAAAGCACTAGCCAGCAGAGGTCTTATGCCAGACTTTGACTATGCAATTGCAGGACATTTTCATACACCTACAACTATGTACGTTAATGACGTAAGATTGTGGGTAAATGGTAGCACAGAAAGCTATAATACCTATGCACTTGAACAGTTAGCGTCAATGGGTAGACCATGTCAGTGGTTATTGTTTGCTAAACCAGAACACGGAGTTACTGCAGAATATTTGGTAAAACTTGGTAATCAATAAAGATAATATATATAATAGAATTATGACAGATAGTATTGTCAAGTCTAAATGGACATTACTTGGTATTGAGTATAGTGGTTTAGGTGATAAACCATACTTTATACTACGTAATGAAGATGATGATATAAAGTTAATGCCTTTAGAAAGAGGTGTAACTAATCTTCGTAGTCTATTAGACTTAGAAGAAGAATAACTTTTGTCTTTCGCTTCGACTACGCGCTAAGCTCAAGACAAAACAATATAAGAAAGGAATGTTATGACAAGTAACGTTGACTTGCTATCCCCATTTCCACAGGAGATAGTTAGAAAAGCACCAGCTGGTAAGTTTGGTGATTATGTTCCACACGCACACTACGTTGAGCGTTTAAGGGACAGTGGAGTTAATTATACATGGCAGTGTGAAGCTGTATATGGTACATTCAACGGAGAGAAACGAATAGTAGGTGCTAAAGGTACTATTACTATAGAAGGTATGGGCAGCTATGACGGTTTCGGTGACGTTGATACGTTTAAGCTAGGCAATGCCAAGTTTAATGATGGTACTAACCTAAAGGATGCAGAGTCTGATGCATTCAAACGTGCATGTATGCGGTTTGGCTTAGGTGTAGAACTATGGTCTGGTTCTAAGCAATCAGAAGAAGAGGCTACATCAGTAGCACCTGATGGTTATACACAAGAGATGGCCGATAAAGATGCCAAGGTAGAAGTTACTAAGGTAGATATGCGTAGGAAAGAAAACAAACCTACAAAAGAAGATATACAACGTATGAACGACATCATGGACAGTATTGTAGGTGATGGTGTTGTTGTAGATGAACCAGAAGAGGACGCAACAGAGGCACCTTTCTAATGCAGGACTTGCAATTTATTGGTGAAACAATATCAGCTATGACACAAAAAGTAGCTAATAAAGAAACTTTGCATAAAATAATTGGCACAGCCAATGAGTATGCTAAGACTATGAAGTTTCCTATGGATAAGACTCAGTGGTCTGACAAACAGTTAGACAAGTACTTAAACATGATAGAGAAACTTGTTGATATGCCAGTAGAATATACTCAAGACAAGTTCGATACTATGTCAATACAGGAGAAACTTTCTGCAGCAGGCATAGAAAGCACAGACATAACAGACGGATTACAGACACCGGATGGTATTGTCGGAGAGGTAGTTCAAAACATGGAACAACAGAATAAATACAGAGATGACTTAAAGTGTCCGTATTGTCAGCAGATGGTATACGACAATCGTAACAGTAAAAAGTCAGATAAAAGTCCAGACTTTACTTGTAGTACTAATGACCCTGTAGTATGCGGTGGTCATACAGGTAAGTGGCGTAAGTCATGGTGGCTGGACAACAGTGATATACCAGAAGAATGGGGGATAAAATGATACCTTATAATTTTAGAGGTAGAAAAATACCTGCATACATTAAATCTAAAACGCAATTAGTAGCGTGGGTATTAACTGAGTTTATGAATGATGAACCAATTAGTAATTGGGAGTTTGTAGCAGAGCTACATTGTCATAGATTTGGTGGAATTATACATAATCTTAGGCAGGAAGGTTATGAAATTACTACATTACCTAGTAAGAAACGTGGGTTAGTACATTACTTTTGTACTAAGTTACCTGCAACAACTGCTGCCATTAGCTAATGATAGAAGTAATTGTTGGGTGTATGTTTCCAATGTTGCTTACACCTAGCGAATTACCTGTTTACAAAGAATGCTATGACACCAAAGTAAAAGTAGAGTATGTGCTACGTCATAGTGACCTAGTATACAGGTACTTTAAGGAGGAAGACATCTTGCGTGCTTTAGGTATTATATACTGCGAAAGCTCAGGTAAAGCTGGAGCAGTAGGTATAAACACAAACGGTACACAAGATGTTGGACTCTGGCAGTTTAATGATAATACCTGGGCTTGGTTAACACCTAAGTTAGGTATAATGAGTGATAGAACTAATCCAGAAGTATCTACAGCAGTCGCTTCTTGGTTAGTGTACAATGACGGATGGCATCATTGGAACAGTAGTAAGAACTGCTGGAAGGGAACTAACAATGAAATGTTGTGGCTACGAATTAAACAGAGTTTGCGTAGTAACTGACCAAGTATACTGTGATTATTGTGAGAAAGTATGGGGTCACGTAGATGAATTTGTTTAGACGTTACAGACAAATGTTAAATGATACATTAAATTTACAATGCGATTTATGTGGTAAAGCATATTTTACTAACTTTGAACGTATATTGTATTGTGATGATTGTATAGAAGAACTAGAGGAGGAAATGAGAAATGGCATCCCAGAAGATTAATATAGATAAATTAAATATATTTACTAATCCTAAGTATATGAAAGTATGGGCCAAACAATTTGATAAAGCATGCGGTAGTGATACATTCAATGTACCACCTGACATGGCTAAATTAAGATATTTAATGGACAAGTTTGTTATAGATTATAACTATCACTTGTCATTACTAGAGGAGGAAGAATGAACCAAGAACAATTAGATGAAATTACACGTGCATTAAAAACTATAACAGATACTTTACAATTACTTGACACAAGAATAACACAAAACACTACATTAATTGCAACTGTAGCTGGTATAGATATACAAAGTATGCGTGAAGATATGCTTAACAGAGAGGAAGAGTAATGAATTATTATAAAATATATTTTATAGGAGAAAGAACATATGCAGCAGCTGATGAGCAGACTGCAATAGCAATGGCAGAACAACATCTATCAGTTATACCAGAAAATTTTAACATAGATATATCTGCAGTAAGTAGGGACAATGGTATATAACACACAAAATACTAAGTTTGCTACTAAAGAACAGCTATACCATTCTACCCCTGAACCATCTAAACTTAAGTACAGGACGTGGCTTAAAGAGAAGGAAGAACTTGCAGCCGCAGCACAGTCCTATGGTGGTCGTAGATTACTAGGTATAACCGACAAGAATAGACCTATATGGGCATCATTTACTATTGACAGAGATACTTTACAAATATCTATAAAGTTATCTCACGATATGGACACTATAAAGCGTTCAAAACTTTGTCCTAACAGAGTAACTTTAGCTAACGGTGAAGCCTTGCACAGTTTAGACAACGCTATGCGTCCACCAGCAAAGAAGACACATGGTGAAGTAACACAGAACACTCTTAAGTACTTAGATAAAGTTATGGATATGACAGCATCAGGTACAGTAGGTAAAGAGAAAGGTAAGTGTACAACTTCTTTGTTTATGATTGTATCTAATTTGTTATATGAGGGGTCATCAGAGGTTAATAAATTCAGATGGTCAGATGTAATGGCTACTTGGGATATGCCAAAGGGTAGTTATTTGACAGTATACGGATAAACTAAAGCACCTTAATGGAAAGATTAGGGTGTGTTAGTTTTTTTTTATTTATATCTTTATTAGCTGAGTACTACTAGCGACCGAGTTTATTGTATTGTTTATCAAACTGAGCTTGTGTTTTACGATAACCTTTAGCTTGTTTTCTTAACCATTTTTCATCACCAAACAAATCAGGATAACCACTACTAGCTAGACTATCAGCCATAAATTCTAGTTTGTCAGCTTTAGCACCAGCTTTTTTAGTTAATACTTTAGCTTGATATTGTCTACGCTTTAGCTCTTGCTTACCAAGTCCAGCGTAACCTTTACCTACTTTATCGTAATGACCAGGCATTATCCACCCAACTTACTTCCACGAATACTGAGATTTCTATCTTCCCATACAGGTAAAGGTTGTCTTGGTTTACTAGGCATGGATTTTTTAAATTCTTTACCACGTTTAGTTTTAGATGCAGGAATACGTCCACCATCTAGTGCATGAGTATCACCTCTACCTGCAATAGTTCTTTGATAATCTTTACGGTCAGGATTATTAAGTTTTTCACGCATTAATTTTGATGCTGTTGCAAAATCTAATCCATCTTTAGGCAAAGGTTTTTTTCCTGGTGGTTTTACTTTTGCTCTAGGCATTATTTGCTCACTTGTTTTTTAGCGAACTCTTTAACGACAACTAAAGCTGCACCTGCACCGGACATAGCTGCTAATTGTACTGCACTAGCGTCTACACCTACAAGTGGAGCAACTGTTAATGCACCAATAAATGCTTCAACAAATGTCCAAAGAGTTTTACTTAACATATCTTTAAGTTCTTCACTCATTTTATAACTCCATGATTCTGACCAAGGTGTCCACGCTACATCCTTTTTGAATGTACCATCTTGATTACGTTTTCTTTTGTTTTTAACAAACATTACTTAAAGTAATCTTCTTCTTCAGTTTTGTTAAACTTACTTAATCCTGAGTATAGCATTAGTCCTGCTGAGATTGTAGGATTTCTTTTTGCAAAGTTAGCAGCAATTACTGCAGCTGATGCAGCAGCTTTCTTTAATATTGCAGGGTCTACCTTTGATATATCATCTACTACATTACCTGCAGCAGCAGATAGTTCTTTAGCAATTTGTGGTAATCTTTTTTCGTATTCTTTAATATAAGCCTTTGATTTAGTTACATCTCCTAAGTTAGTAGCTTTTACATTAGAAGCTGGTTTATTAACTCCTAGCGGTGAACCTGGGTCAGGTGCGCCTCTCATTGATGCAGCAGCTCTAGGGTTTTGTTGTTCAAACTCTGCAGTAAAACTTACAGTAGGTTTTTTTTGTACATCTTTTGGCTTACCTTCATCACCAAATCCTGCAGATTGACCACCTTTACCGACTGGTGTAGTAACTTGAAAGGCTTTACCTTTATCTATTTCACCTAAATATGTTTGACCTTTAACATCTTTAGCAACTGTTTCAAAATTTTTACGCATTTTAGTAAGCGAACTTTTTTTATTTTTAATATCTGCTTTTAAGCCTTTAATTTCAGCAGCAGATTCTGGTGTACTAACTCCACGCATATGCATTTTTGTACTAAGTTGTTCTAAAAATTTAACTCTTTTTTCTAAACGAGTAACTTCACGTACCATTTCTTGACCTTTTAATGCTTGTTGGTCAGTAAATGGCATCTTAGCTTTAACATTTTCCATTCCAGTTTTTTTAGCTTTACCACCAGTGCTAAGAGTGTCACCTTTTTTAACTATCCTTTGCTCTACTGGTACATCATCTACACCACCCATAAAACCTGTTGTTTCTCCAAATAGACCTTCCATATTTCTTACATATGATTTAGCTCTACCAGTAGTAAGTCCAGAACTTGTTTGTGTTTTAGTATAATCTACAAAACCTTCAGCTGTTTTTTTACCTACATCTTCAGTCATACCTTCTAATACAGTTTTACCAGATTTACCTACAGGTTTATCTAAATCTCCTAAACCTTCTTTACCAGTATAAGCACGAACAGTACTAGCGACAGCTTCAGCTTCTTCTACTGATTGACCAAACATAGCTTTTTCTAATTCAAGTTGTGTATCTAACTCAGCTGCTTCAGCAGCTAATGCTGTACGTACTTTAGGGTCAATGTCTTCTACATCTGTCAAGTATTTATCAATAGTAGCTAGTTCTTCTTTATAAAATGCTGTACCTTTTTTAATTTCTGATTCAGTATAATACTTAGAACCAGCTGATTCTTTTATATTTGAACCACCCATACCTTGCGGTGAACCAGGTACTTTAGTTTTACTTGCAGCTCTATTGCTTATTTCTTCGTCAATAATATTTAATACTTCTTTGTCACCTTTAAACATACCTTTCATAGATTCTAATTTACCAACGCTAGCTCTACGTATAAAATCAGAGTAGCTAGTACCTTCTTTACCTTGCAACCTACCTGTTGTTTGTGTACCAAATTCGTCTACTTGTGCTTGATTAGCAACTTTATCGTAACCAGAACCTTCTACTTTATCTTGACCTTGGTAATCTATATCCATTTCTGCTTGATAATCACCTATATCATAGTCACCATCACCAGTTATATCTGGGTCAAACTCTTCTCCTAGTTTTTTAGAACCTTTAAATGGTATATTTCTTGGCATTATGTAATTCTCCTGCCGTCTAGTTTAGCAGATAAGATTTGAATTTCACCACTTATCTCTTGCAATTTATCCATTACATCATCTTTGACAGGTTCTTGTGTAGATTCTTTTATGTCGCCATCATAGTCAATGTATGTTACTTCTACATCTTGTCCTGATTCTATAGCTGCAGCAACACGTGGATATACAAATTTATACGCATCAACGCTACTGCCGATAAACCCATCTTTAGCTATACGGTTGTTAGTTTGTGTGTTACCCAGTATTAGACAACCAGCTGTATGTTCATCAGTATTACCTGTATGCCATAAGATATATTCAAAGCCTGGTACATCCTGCACATGTATCATACCCTTGTGCATAGCACCGTATTTACCACTATATCTAGTATGAAAACCACCTACAGTACGTAGTTTTAATTTATATGTACCAGCAGGTATACGTGTTTCACCATATACTTTTACATCTCTTTGTTCGTCTTCTAATGTGTATGCTAAAAATGTACGTTTACTTCTGTTGATTTCAAATAACATACCTGATGTAGAGTCTTTACCACTACTAATTCTTAATACTTCATACTTCAAGATTTACTCCTTGCCATACTGCACACCAACCATATGGTGCTACTTCTTTATTAAACTTAATACAATAATTATTACTGTAGTGCATACAATTATTGCAGTACTGTCCAGGTTTAGGGCTATTGACAACGTATGCTCCTGGTAACGCCATTACTTCTTCTTAATCTTTTTAACTTTACCATTGTGTGTACGTGCATAGATATGTGTTTTAGTAGTACGTATAACTGTACCACTATATGTTTTATTTCCCCATTTCCACGATACTCTTCTAGCCATGTTTACCACTTAACCTTATGTGACCAATACTTTGCAGACAATTTAGATGTAGGTTTACCTTGTGCATTATGTCTTGCGTAATAAGATTTCTTACGAGCTTTATCTTTTTTAGATTTAGGATTTTTACCAGCACCTTTAACGCCTTGTTGTCCAAATCTAACTAATTTGTACGTATTACCTTCTTTTGCCATAACAACATGTGATTTTGTTTTATGACTAGGTGTACGTTTAGGTTTATTTACACCTTTAAGTCCATGTTTTCTCATTTGTGTTTTAACACGTTCTGGAACAGCCATTAGTTCTCCTTACAATTATTGCTTCCATGTTTACAGTTACATATCTGTGTAAAAGAACCGTCTTCTTTAACGTCTACCATACACATTATCTACTCACTTTGTTATTAGAATTACCTTTTGGTTTTTCTTTTCTAAATCCTATGGTAAGTAACCATATACATAATGTAATTATAGTAGCTAATCCTGTTATTTGTTGCGCAGAACCAGTCAATGTAAGAGTAGCAATAACTAAACCAACCAAAGTCCAACTAAGGTTTAATGTTTCTTTAATTGCTTCTACAAACCACCACCATAATTTTTTTATCATTAGCTTCTCCTAAATACAAAAGCTGCCATACTAGCTATTCTAGTCAGAATAACTGGCACTACAACTTCTTGTGCTTTTTCTTTTTGGTCTTGTGTCATATCGTCAGATATATTTGTAAAAGTTATGTCAGTTATATTGTCTAAGTCTATTAATACTTCTATTGGGTTTTCTATAAATGCTTCATATTGTACTTCTGTAACAACATCAGCTAGTGTATAGTCTTCTACGTCTGCATTTTCTACAGCTCGCTCTACGTATTCTTCTACAGCTTCTGCAACTAATACGTCTGATTGTACAGCCTCTGCAATAATTTCAACATCTTCAGTTTCAACTTGTAATACCTCAGCAACAACTTCAACTTGTTCTGGTGTAAGGTCTTCAACATCTTCTATGGCTTCCTCAACAACTGCTTGTATAACTTCCTGTACTTCTTCTGTAGCTTGGTCAAGATTTTGTATACCAACATCATTAACTTCCTCAAGAACCTCTATAACTTCTTCAGTTGTAACTTCTTCAATAATAATATCTTCAACAATATTTTCAACTTCTTCAACAGCTATATCAATTTCTTCTTCAGTTAATTCTTCAGGTTCTTTATCAGGTATAGTGTCAGGTACTATAACTTCAGCTGGTTCTTCCTTAACATCTTCCTGTATTGGCTCAACCAAAACTTCCTCTGTAATCTCTGGAGTTTCTTCAACAATATCATCTTCAATAATTATAACTATATCTTCTGGGATGTCTTCAAATATAATCTCTTCTTCTTCAAATTTAAATTCTTCTTCAAGTTCCTCAATATTAATTTCAATTTCCTCTTTAATAATATCTTCTTCGATAATAATATCGGCATCAAATTCATCTTCGATATCTTTAATTTCATCATCAGACTCCACTTCAAGTACCACAATATCATCATCAGGAAGCTCTGTTTCGGTATCATATTCTTCATCTTCTATAATTATATCTTCTTCTATAATTTCTTCAGGTATATCGCAATCACCACGTTCCAAAGCAGCGTCAGTAATATAACAACCATAAAGCTCTTCATTTTTTTTCCTTTGATTATCACGTTCTACAGTACCATCATCTATATCTGATTGACTATATGTTCCTACAGAACCATCATCCATAATAACTTCTTTATCTTCTTTTACATATGGGTCTACATAAGGTTCTTCTGGTTCAGGTGGTGGTGGAGGAGGAGGCGGAACTGTTGTTGTAGTTGTAGTACTAGATGTAGTAGTAGTTGAAGAAGTAGTACTAGATGTAGTAGTAGATGGTGGTACATATTCAAAGTCATACATTACACTTTCTACTGGTGTAAAATCGCTAGTTGTACCATTAGTATCGTGAAATGCTTTTACTTTTGCATATATTTTTTGATTATCTACAGATAAATTATTATATAAATACTCTGCTGTAAACGTTTGACTACGCCAAGCTAATGCTTCTGTAAAACCAAATGAAGTTTGTAATGATACATCATCAGCAGTTTCTGATAAACCTAAATAAACTATGTAATATTCTGGTGGGTTGTCTTCATATCCATCACTTTCTTGCCAACTAACAGTAATACTTCCATCATTAGCGTTATATGAAGCACTAATATCATAAGGTGTTTGTGTTTCTGTGTGATAAGCTAATACAGGTAAAGGTATTAATAAAAAGATAGCTAAGAGTATTCTTAGCATTACATTACAATCGCTGCAACAACTCCACCTAATGCTACAAGTAGCGTTAATACTTTATAAAACTCTGCTTTATCTAACTTAGCATCTAGCTTTTCTTCTAGTCTGTCTAGTCTTTCAATGACCATATTAAGAAGTTCCTTTTGTGTATAGCCATTGTTTGTCATTTATGGTAAGTCCTCGTGTGATAACCAATCCCATTCTTTATCCCAGTCTTTTGGTGTAGGTGTAGATAATCTTTTAAGATATGCGAATATTTCTTTTACAAAATAACCTAATAAAAATCCTGATAAAAAATCCATAGCTAGGATTATATCACAAAATTTTATTCAGGTTTTGGATTGTCTGATTTAACTTGAGCTACGTGGTCTTTCCAAGTTGTAGTACTATTGACTGCATCTTTGTATTGCATATCAAGTTGGTCGCCTATAGAACCATAGGCTTCTTGCCTAGCTTGTATATAACCAAATTGTTGTGCATCCCATTTGCTATTGCCTAAATCGACTTTAGCTTGAGCATACTCTTCAGCAGTAAACTCTCTACGCTCGTTGTTGACCTGTGCATATAAAGGCTTTGCGGCCTCTATTTCAGCATCAGCTTGCGTTTGTAGTTCTTCTTTTGTTGCCATAATATCTCCTATATTAACATACTTTTATTTTTTTAGTCCATATAAAGTAAAAGTTCCTGCAGTAATGTTATTGCCGCCATTAGTTCTAAGCAAAATTCCATCACTTGCACTTGCTACTCTATGTACTATTCCAACAACTAATCCTCTAGCTTCATTATCATTGTATTGATAATGTATACTTTCAACTGTTACATAACTAAATTCACTAGCGTTAAAACTATACAACCAACAAGCACCATTAGCATTAGATTGTGAATGTCCACTATCAATAGTTGCAGTAATATCTTTTTGTGTTACTCCTGTATTTGAACTTTCTGCAGATGCCCCACTAGATTTTAAATATTTATTTGCCCAATCATAATTAGCATCATCTTGTGCAGTGCCACCTTTTGTTACTCTAAGAGCTAAAGCATCATCAGCACTAACTTTTACATTATTAAATGTAAATTTATAAACATCATAAGTGCTATCAATACCAGTTAAACTTACAGTTGCTGTAGGTGAACTTACTGTTGTTTGTACTAATCTTATTAAACTACCTGCCATTATTTAACTCCATATACTCTTACTTCACCCCATTCAAAACCATTACTTCCACCACCACCTGCATAAAAACGCATACCATTAATTTGTTCAGCGTTAACATGCATAGTAAGACCTTGATATCCAAATAATTGTCCAGTTGTAGTTGTACCACCTGCACTACGTGTTAACCAAGAAGTAAATTTATCACTGTCATATGGATTAAATATTGTTATTTCTCCTCCTGCACCATAATCTTGGTTATACGCTACTTCTGAACCACTTGTAGCTGTCTTTGAATAGTTATCAAAGAAAGTATCATAAGACCTCATAGCATGAGAGGCTTTATGATATTCACTACCGGCAGCAATTGCTGCATCACTACTGTCTAACAATCTAGTACCAATGTAACCTGTAGATGAATTTGCAACAAATCTATAATGAATTGTGTATATATCATATTCTGCACTAAAAGGTGAAAAATCAAAATTTTCTACACGACCTTTTACTGAATATTTATTTATAAATTCTAAATTAGTAGCCATTAATATTCCTTAATTCCATATAAAGATACAGTACCTGAAGGAAAATTAGAAGTACCACTAGTATAAAATTTAATACCACTTAATATATTTTTCATTTCATATACACCATAACCATAATTACTTAATGTTTTGCCATCGTATTTAATACCTGTAAACATTTGATTAAAAAATGTATAACTACCACCATCATTAGCACCATACATGTATAACCAACCATTTAAAGTTTCGTTAGTTGCATTACCAATTTCAGGTATATGTCTTAATGAATGTAAATCAGGGTCACGGTCTTGATAAAAATAACTAGGTGCCATAGCTTGATGCGCTCTACCATAATTACTTGAACCACTGTCTTCTTGACCATTAACTAATGCTCTTGAAAATAAATCAGTATTGTCTTGATTATGATGAATGTCATTAAAAGTAAATAAATGTATATTGTAATCTTGCAAATTACTAAATGTAATTGCACTAACACTAGAAACAGTTTGAGTTTCAATTAATTCTAATTGTCCAAACTGTGATAGTTTATCCTCCTGGCTTAATGCAAGGTGGTCATTAACACTTAATACACCTGCATTAGCTCCAAATGCCTGTTGCGGTATATCGCTTTCTTTTCCTACATATCCATATTTACTCATAATTAAACCATCTTATATAATGTCATTGTGCCAGCAGATATATTACCACTTGCAACATGCAATTGTACTCCGTCACTAGCACTTGCTACCCTATGTACTGCACCACCTTGTTTACCTTTTATGTGTGGGTTACCATCATCTGTTGCAACACTTTCTAATGTAAACCAACTATACTCAGATGCACTGTTAAATTGAAACAAATGAATAATTGCATTACCCATTTCATTATTAGCATCTCCTAAATATTCCCATGTTATAGCTTGTTGACCTGTATGTGTATTTGTATTGTAAGAACTATCTTCTCTAAATGTTTTGTCAGTTCTATCATAATTTGAATCTGATTGTGCAGTACCGCTTTTAGTAACTCTTAAAAATATATCCTGGTCAGTAGATACTTTAAATCCAGATAATGTAAGTAGATAAACATTATCACTATCTATACCAGTAACTTTTAATGTAGTACTACTTCCATCAGCAGTTGCACTATTTACTTGAATTAATTTTGATATCTCTGGCATTAATCTACTCTCAATCCATAAGTTCTAATTGTTATTGTTCCATAAGTACCACTACCTATTGCACATTCAAAACCTGTAAATCTTGATTGTTCGTTAACTACACCTATACATCTCATTGGTGTTGCTGGTGTAGTACTTCCTCCGTATCCAATAGACTGTGTAATATTATATGTATAACTACTTGTTGAGTAAGGATTAAATATCCAAGTTACACTTCCACCTTCACTCCAGTTTGCAAAAGCATCTTGAATATTAGTAGTACTTTCAAGTTTACTTTCATTATGAGTAGTATGTACATATCCATATAAAGAAGCAAAAGTATATTTACCAAGTCTGTAAATAGAATTGTCTACACCCATGTATCTTAAATTACCATTGCTATTAGTACTTCCATCATGTTCCATTGTTATTTTATATACATCAAAATCTTCTGAAAAAACATTAGGTACCTGTATAGATGATACTGAACTACCACTTGTTTCATTTAATAATCTTAAGCTACTCATTGTTTAATTCCATATAATTTTAATGTACCAGTCATTGTTCCAACATTAGGATAAAATTTAATTGCATTTATTGTTCCATCATTTCTATATAATGCACCACCCCATTCAAATCTACTAACTCCTGCATCTCCACTTCTTTCATACATAGCATAAGTGTTTACATGACTTCTACTATTTGCATCTCCAAGCCTATATAAATAACCATATATATTACAACCATTATTACTATCTACACTTGCTGCAACTTGTAAATTAGCTGTACTAGCACTTGTTGTTTGATTAAAAGTTCCATTACTTTGTCCATATTGTTTTGAATGTGAAAAGTCAGCATTAACATAACTACTACCACCATTAGTTGACATATCAAGAAATATTGTATGGTCTTGATGAGAACCAGTAAGCACTAATTCAAAGTAATGTACATCATATACATCTTCTTTTATTGTAGTTAATATAGCAGTGCTTGAACCACTTATACTTTGTTCAGCAATAAATTCTAAACTACCACTAATTTGTTTTGCTGCTGTTAATTCTAAAATATCATTAGGCGTAAGAACACCTGCATTTTTAACTTGTTGTTTAATACTTGTAGAAGTATCGCCTAAATATCCATACGACATGGCTTACTCCTAGTCTGTAATCTCTAAATAACTAGCTAAAAATTCTATATCACCTGTCGCTGATGCTTTAGCTTGTATCTTATCTCCTGCATCTAAAACAATCTTAGATGAACCTGCTAATTCCAAAGAGGTATCTGCAGGTACAGACATTTCATAAGCTATATATGCATCATTAGACCCATCACTATCTACAACTCTTACATCAACTGTTGCATCATTTGTACCATCTACATTTGTTGCTCTAAGTGATAATACGATTGCAGAGTGTCCTGAATCTAATGCAGGTATTAAGTCAGCTAAAGATGTTGTACCATCTTCATATGCATTTTTAAATACTTCTGCCATTTATATCTCCATTATTGTTATGCTCCTATTACTATAGCACGAGCTTGACTGCTTGTACTATTCGTAACAGAAACTGCTTCATTTATTACCCTAAATGCAAGTGATAAACTAGCACCACCTGCATCAGGAAGTAAATCTATATCTTCATCTATAGGTTTACCTATACTATCTATAAGTAAACTTCCACCTTCTTTTAACATTAATAATATACCCATTATGACAACGCTATTACAAGTCCAAGACTTACACCTGTAGATTGTGCTGCATTTTGTGTATCAACATATGCTTTAACTGATTGTTGAGAGGGAGGTTGAGTAGCACTATTACTTGCCATGTTATCTTCGTCTATAAGTGTTAAGTGTGTAGCCAAAGCAGCATGTGTATCTACTCTATCATTAATATCAGCCATATGTTCTGCTAATACAGCTAAACGTACAGTTGTACCAATTTGATGGTCAGGTGGAGTACCACCATGTCTGCTTTCTAAATCTCTTGTTATAGCAGATAATGTAGTTCCAGATGATGTAGTAACAGAAACAACTTCTCTATTACTAGAGTTATCAGGGTCTATAACTAAATATATTGGACTACCGCCACTTGCATTAATTACACTTGTACCATTAGTTGTAGGTGCTGTAGCTACAGTACATGATGTAGAACCACTAGCTAATAAACTTGCTAATGTACTTTCATAAAAGTTTACTATTTGACTTTCTATGTTTGCCATTTACGCTCCAAATCTCATTATACCGTATGCTGATATACCTGTTGTGTGTATAGATGTTACATCTTCAAGGGATGGTTGTCTAGTACCACGCACTGTAATAATAGCATAATGTGTATCACTTCCAACAACTTCGTTAGATTGTACTGGGTAACTTATCTGCTCAATAACACCACGAATAATTTCTTGTGGTTCAAATATTTCTAATGTAACAGAATCACCTTCTTTATCTCTAAGTGATTTATAAAGAGTATCTCCTAAACCTTTTACCTTTAATGGTTTTCTACCAGGTCTTTCTACTCTATCTGATATGTTTACAGGTATTTGTACAACTACAAGTTCTGGTCTAGCTAATGCACGAAACTGTACAGATTTAACAAATGGTGTATTAACTCCTGTAGAAGATTTTAAAATAACTTTACCAACAATATATCTTGATACTTCTGCAATTTGTTTTTCTGTATCGCCTGTACCAGCTATTTGTGTTAATGCAGATGTAAAAGTTGCAGCTTCAGGTGTATCTAAATCTTCAAATTTAGTACTATATTGCAACTCTACTTCAGTATCAGATGCCATATTTTTAGTAGATATTTCTGCACCTACAAATTGTTTAGATTCTGCTGTAAAAAAATCTGCTGCAGATAACACTAAATAACCTGTAGATTCATATGTAGATGATTCTTTATATACATCAGAACCTGATACAACAACCATAAATTTACCATTAGTTTGTGTTATACCTTTAACAAAACCATTACCAGCTGTTTGTAAATCTCTAGCCAAACCACCTGTTGGTAAATAATATCGCCACAAATTTACTTCATTAGTTGCTTCTTTAATTCCTAAATATACACTATCTCTTGACACAAACATTGACTTAGGTGTTGTATCTACAGCTGTTACCCATTCTTTAATTAATTGTCTATTAGCTAATACATACAAATCATCAGCATTAACAAGTTCTAATCTATACAAACGTCCTACATCCCTAGCTACTTCTTTTGTACCAATAAATACAATGCCTTCTGCAGATGCAATACTATGTACTTCTTCAAATGGTATCTTTGTTTGTCCTTGATTTACATATGTACTAGATGTTAATTTAAAAGAATATATAGTTCCATCTGTACTAGAAGCTAATACAACAGCACCACCATCAATTACATTTGTTATTTCATGTGTAGGTTCTACTTCTACAATACTGTCATTATCTGCTAATGCTGTATTATCCCATGCATCAAATGGGTTTACTTCCCAAATGTATTCTGCAGTACCATCATTACCTGTTATCCATAATCTATTTTTAACATACCAAACACCTGTAAGTCCACCTGAGCTAGTTTGTGCAGTAGTTAATGCAGACCAAGAAGAACCATTGTAATAAAGTAATTGTGAACCACTTGTACCATTTGCAGTAGTTGCATACAAATTATTACCAAATGCAGCAATACCAGTAAAATTATGTGTTGCTCCTGTTGTACCAGATGCTATTGTTGACCAACTACTACCATTGTATAAACGTATAGTTTGTCCGTCAGTTACATAAATATTACCGTTAGTTGTTTGTGTCATGTAATTATTATCAGCAGTAAAAGATAGACTTTGTGCAGCAGTTGTGTATAACAAATGTATATTATAAGATGTTTCATCATCACCATGAAATACATCAACACCTTTACTATCCCAAAATCTATTTACATCATCTGGTTTACCATCTGCTCTATGTGCTGTATCTAAACCTTGTCCTGCATCAAATCTGTTTCTTGAATATATACGACCTAAGTTAGATGTAAAATCTTCAGGATTTTGTTTAACATTTACATTTTGTCCTGCTTGCACATCAGATGATTGTATAGTCATTTCTCTACCAGGACCTATAGCTGTTCTTAAATAAACATTGTCAATTGAACAATCATATCCAAATCTTTTAGGATTTTTAATATTGTTTTTTGTAGCTACTCTAGGCATTATGTAGGATAAAGTATGCTATTAAGTTGTACTGGTTCTGGGTATTTAGACCTTAAATTGCTTCTAGCTTGTTGTATAAGTAACTGTTGATACCTTAACAAACTTTGACTTATTGTATTTGAACTACCAATAGGAGCATTAGCAACAGCCATTTGTTCTGTTATATACTTAGCATCTATTTGTTTAATATCCTTACCTACAAGCATTTGAGCAGCAGCTCCAGCCATTACAATTGGTTCGTATTCAGTTTCTAAACCTACGCTATTTAATGTTGTAGTTTCTGCTGTAGGCGCTACAAATTTCTTTTTAAATGTTACATAAACAGTATGACCTGCTGATATACCTACAAATTGTACTGCGTGTACAACATCAGGTCCTGTTGTATATGTTTTAGTTCTTTGTGTACTTGTATCATCTGTATATACAAATGGATTAGGAAGGTCAATCATTTCTATAGCTACACCATTATATTTAAGTCCTGTTTGGTCAGAACCTGATTGCCAATCTGTATATTGTGATATAGCTTTTAATGGTGCAACAAAATAATTATAAGTATCACCATCTGTTCCATGTGTTCCTAATAATTTATAACCAGTACTAGCTGTAAGTTCTAATGTTTCAACAGCAAATAATGTAGGGTAAAGATTTTTAATTTGGTCTGATACTGCTTCATAAACATTTTTACGAGGAAAAGCAGGTGTAATTTTAATTAAATCATTAGCACTGTGTGCTGCAGCTGTTGTACCTCTAGCACCTCTTTGTACTGTTATTTCGTTAGATACAGTGTTAAGAGCTGTAGAAAACATTAGCTCTTGTCCTATTTCTATTATTGCACCAGCATCTAATGCGTCTTCTTCTTCAACTGAAAACATATCTCCTGCATAACCTATTGTTGTTACAGAATCGTTTATACCTCCAGTTAAATATGAATAAGATTCAACACTATCTGTTGGTTCAAGATACTCTCTATATATCCTGTCGACTAGGTCGCCTATTGTGCTACTCACAATGACTCCTAACTTTGTTTAAATATTAAATTTATTGTTCTATCAGCAGCTTCAGAGTTACTAGATACTACACGTAAAAACCCTGTAGAAGCAAAAGCCCAACCACTAGGGTCTACTCTTACTACATCTCCTGCAGTTACTGTATAAGTAACTTCAGTACCGTCAGTTTCTACTACATCTACAAAGTTTGTACCATCAAATGAAAAATCAAATGTTACTGTAGCACCAGTCATTGCTGCTGGAAATACAATACCAGATAGTAATAAACCATCACATTGTGCTGCAGATGATGTAGTTGCGTTATCTGAAATGTCTATTAAAACTTCTTTTTGTAATTGCATATTGTCCTTACTATAGCAGAAGAAAAGGGCAGGAGGTGGATTCCCACCCTAATCTTCAAATTAAACTAAGCTACTTTAGCTATCTTTAGATGGTATGAAGGAGGACCGAAGTCGTATCCCATTTCCATGTAAATTGCTTTTGCAACTTGAGCATTTGCATCTTGGTCAATATCTCTTACGAATACTGTTCCGTATCCAGGGATATTTGTAAAGACTGGCTGTATGAAAGCGAAGTCTAAGATAAATGCATTATTGTCAGGCATGATATTAGGGTCAATAACCATCATTCCAATCTGTCCGAATGGAGTAACAATTACATCAATATCAATACCAGCAAGGTTTCTATCTCTAGGTAAGATAGCACCTGTAATTCCAACAGAACCAGCTAGTAATTCTTTGTTTAGGTCCAAAAGTTGTTTTGGAGTTACACAAAGTACTGGTTGTACCATTGGAGCATGTGCATCATACAATCTCTTAAGAGAGTTAGCGATAGCATCCCAAGATAATACTTGGTTTGAACCTGTAGCACCGTTACCTGTTGTACCGTTCCAATAGATGTTTCCACCTATAAAGTCAGGAGCAACAGAGTTGTCAGCGTTAGCATTTAATGATGTATACTCAGAAATTCCACGCATTTCTCTTGTACCTGCGCCTGGTGTAGCGTTAGCTCCATCAGCAAATGTACCGTTGAATGCGAAGTATTCTACTTCTCTAGCTACTTTTTCAAGAGCCAAAGACATTTGTTCTGCAAATTCATCAACGATTGGGTTAGAACCAGCTAAACCGAGTTTGTCAGCTGCTGTTGTTGTTCCGTCACCATCGGATGAAGCTGCAATGTTAGCACTTAAATCAAAAGGATTTTGGTGCTGATATGTTGCCATAGCTGTGTAAGTCATCTTTACACCTTTATGAAATATCTGTGTGACACCTGTATAAGCAACTCTATCTCTTCCAAGATATTCAGTTGGTGTGTTACCTTCTTGACCTTTGCTAGGCTTTGAAGATACTACAGCGTTGTCAGCGGCTTGGATTTGCCAGAAGGTAGATTGTAAAACCTTACCTCCATTTAATCCGCCAGTTGCAGATAAGAAAGGAGTTCTTTGACCACCTACACGGAATAGCTCCCCAGAAAAGTTATTAATATTCTGGGAGTAAATTGCGCCACCTGTGAGCGAAATTGCGCCCATTGTACACCTCCGTATTGTGTCGTATTAAACTATTACTTATTTATCTTGTTCCATAAGGTTTAATTTAGCTCTAAGTGAATCCTTTACTGAAGCATTCTTAAGAGCTGCAACTAATTCCTCATTGGCACTTAAAGGTACGTCTGAAGTAGAATTTGCATCAAGTGCAGCTACTCTAGCTCTAGCATCATCTTGTACCATCTGTTCAGGTTCAGGTTGTGTTATCTCCTGTACTTGACCAGTTGGTTCATAACCATACTCGTCTTTAGCAAACTGTGCGATAGATTCTGTATCAACAGGACCATCATACACTTGTTTTAACGCTTTTCCGAAACCCTTGTCAGTAGATAAACCTAACTTACCAAAGACATTGTTAATTTCTTTATCTTTAAAAGAAGCTAATTCTGCCTCAAGTTTTTTGATAGCTTCATCTTTTCTATCAATTGTTTCTCTCATTTGTTTTACACCATGTTCTTGCGGTGCATCAAATTCTTCCATTTTGTACCTCCACTATGTGTTAACCTATCAGACAAGACCATAGGCATCTTGCCGTGGTGCTACCTAAACACTTGACTTATCTCTCTGGTAGCTTCAAGCTATAAGTCCATTACTCTACGGTTTTAATACGAGCTTTCAACGTAGGCTTCGAAAGCTGATTTGCAGGTCTATATAGCGGACCACGCAACGCATATGTATATTATACCTTAGTCTGCTATAAGTCCAACTATTTCGTCATCTTTTTTTGCAGCACCTAATTGTCTACCTTGTTTGGATAGGTATTCTGATTCGTAACGTTTTAGTCTATTAATCATTCTTACGTCACCTAATGCGGCCTCTTCTAATGTAGATACAGTAACATCTCTACCTATAGATTCAAAACCAGCTATTGTTTGTCCTGCAGTTGAATACAATGATTTAGCTGTTTTTCTATCTAATCCTCTAAGTCTAAGTTCTTTAGCTCTTTCAAATGATGTACTAAATCCTCTTGATGTACCTTCAGCTTGTAACTGTAATGTATCTATTTGATTAGCAAGTAATCCATCTTCTATATCTTTGTTTAATAACGAACCAAATATAGCAGTTCTATCTGCTGATATACCAAATTGTTCAGCATATAACCTTTGTACTTCTGGTATATCATCAATAACTTCGTTATATATAGTTGAAACTCTTTCTTCAAATTCTATAGGAGCAACAGAGTTTACAATTAAATCTTCAAATTGTTTCTTAAACATAGATGTATCTTCAATACCATACTCACCTAAAGTAGCTTTATAAGAATATATATTACTCATAGCATCTACTTCAGACATAATTAAAGTTCCATCTTCTCTTTTTAAATAACCAAAGTATTTATCCCAAACTTTACTTTGTCTAGTTAAACCTATTGCGATATTAGCATCACCATAAACAGCCCAGTTTTTAGCATATTCATTTAACAAATCATCTTCAAAAAAACTAAATAAACTTTGTGCAGTAGCTAATCCTTCAGCTAAAGAATATTCAGGACCTGATGATTGACCACCACCTGTATCTCCACCTCCGCCACCAGAACCAGAACCTTCATTGCCTGCACCAGGGGTATAAGCTGCAGTTTCTCCAGTATCTAATAAAACAGTTCCATCAGCGTTATATTGAACTACTCCTAATCCTTCAAACTCAGGTAATGCACTTGTTTGTGTCCAATTAACAGCCTCGTAATCTTCAACTAATTCAGCATCTACCATAGAATATGAACCACTTGGTGTACGCATTTGTACTAAAGCCATTACTTACTCCTTCCAGTTGTATAATCTTGTGTTTTAATAATACCTGAACCTAATGATTGCCTCATACTTTCAACTAAATCTCCAGTTACTTCTACATAACCTCTATCTAAACCTTCTAATCTAAGCATTTCTTTACGTTTTCCTAAATCTTTTTCGTTTAATATAGCGTCTATTGTAGCATCACCACGTTCAGGAACTACTCCCCATATACCTTCAGCTAATGTCACTGCATTATTATAAATATTTTGCCAAGGTATTTCTTTATCCCAGTTACTGTTAAATGCAAATCTTTCATCTTTTAATTTTTCTGTAAATACATCTGCATAATCAGCATCATTTATAAATTTACCTGCATATTCTGATATATTATCTAAATATGGTTTATGTAATTCTTCTGGTAACCAAGTATCTAATAATTTTTTAATAGAATCTTCTCCTAAATTAGACATAGATACTACACCATTTTCAATAACATCTTTAAAATCATTGTCTAGTGTATATATAGAGCCATATTGTGTAGCACCTGTTAATTGTTGTAATGTATAATCATCACTCCATGCAGCACTTGCATACTTATTTGCTACCCAATTAATAGTATCTTCATCTAAATCTGCTTGTAAACCTTGTAACATACCTTTAACTGTGTTAACAGACTCAGCTAATAGTTTTTGTTTACCTAATTCGTCACCTTTATATGCACGGTATCTATTGTACATGTTTATGTCATATCCATAATTGTTAAGTATTCCTTTAAAATCTTCATTTATTGCAAGATTAGTTACCCAATTAGCAGGGTCTTCAATAATTAATGAGGTAACTAAGTTTTGAAAATCTTGACTAGATGACCAAGGTTCATTAGCAGTAACATCTTTTATAGCATTAACAGTATTTTCTATTACAAAATCGTTATCTACTATTTCAAATATATCTCCAGCAGCAAATATCTGTCCATTATCTTCAAAAGATTGCCACTGTTCAGCACTATATGTTTGGAATCCTTCAATTTGATTAGCAGCTGTACCGTCAGGAGCATCAGAAATATTGCTAATATTTTTACTATCTATAGTCCAATACAGTATTACACCTGATGTAGGGTCTGTATATGCTAAATAATACTCATCTCCTACTTGAATTAATGTTGTACCTTCTGGTCCGTAATTTAATTTATATTTACTCATTTCCGAATAACTTTCTTAATCCTATTTCTGCACCTTTTTTAAGCGTACCTACCTGTGGAAACATTTCTTTCCATCCTTCAAACTCTGGATTACGTTTTAATAACCATTCATCTAACCAGTACGAAGGCATTGCTTTTATTATAGCACTCATTAATGGTTGACCAACAGCTGCAGAATTTTCCATCATGTCTTGTTCTACATTTTCTGCACGTTTTTTAAATTCTTCTTCGTCACCTAATAACAAATATGCTTGTGCTAAACGTGGAGATGTTAATGCACCCTCTCCCCTACCAATTAAATTAGCACCTATAGATGTTGCAAATGTATATAATTCATATGCAACTAACTTACCAGCTACTTTAGCTGCATTACTATAACCAGATGCTTTTAATCCACTTTCAAGCATTTGTTCAAATGGTACAAGAATATATCCAGGAATACTGCTTTTAAAATCATCAAGGAATTTACTACCAGGTGTATATTCTTCTACTAATTCATCAAATACATTAGGGTCGTTTAACTTAGCTGCACCTAAACTAGCACCAAAATTATCTCCTTTTAATTTATTTAATTCTTTTTGTAAATAAGCCCAAGTTCTTGGAGCTTTATTTTGTAAATCTGCTCTACCTGTACCAATACCATCTTCAGGAAATACAATTGGTCTA